GTGGTAAATCACAGTAAATTACATTAACTACCAAATTAACACTCTCCCTTATATACTATTTATTTTTTAATTTTAAAAGTTCAATATATTCAACAGCTTTTTCCATATCCTCCTTTGAAATTCCACGTGATGCAGAAAATAATAAACGAGCCTCTGGACGTGTACGTAGATATTCTGCAAATTCAGCAGTTTCAGGATCTACATAGTAACCTTCGGACTGATTAGAAGCTGTGTCATCATAACCAATAAGCCAAACTGGACTTACATTTAATGCCTCTGCAATAATTGATATTTTATCTTGTTTTGGTTCATATTTTCCATTTAACCAATCGGAAATTGATGATGAACGAATACCTGTCATTTTAGATAAATCTGCTTGACTTAGATTGCGTTTTTGTAGAATTGAGTTTAAACGTTCTATAAATTTCTCTTTCATTTTAAGTTCTCCTAAATATCTATCGACACAGTCATTATATACGGAAAAGCGAACAAAAGCAAGTATAAACTAAATTTAAACACGGAAAAGCGTTGACATCAATTTAATACTAGGTTATCATTAAAGCACGGAAAGCCGTATATAGAAAAGAGGTGATAGAATGGCTTTTAATTATGACTATCTTAGGGGATTTATTAAAGAAAACTATGGAACAATAAACAAGTTTGCAGAATTCTTAGGCATTGGTACTACTCAAATATATGAAAGACTTGGAAATAGAGTTCCATTTACACAGAAGGAAATCGACAAGGTGGCAAATGAAAGCAAAGCTGAACCATTACCACCACAAGAGATTTATCGTCTTTTTTTTACAAAATAAGCACGGAAAACCGTGTAAATTATAGAGGTAATAAAAAAGTAAAGGGAAGTTAGCAAAGAAAATATCAGAGAGGTGAATCAAATGGAAAAATAAAAAGCCACTAACAAAGTTAGTGGCAATAGATAGGATATTGGGCGCTCGTGGATAGATTATTGGTAATGCTCCTCACCATCTATGCGTTGCACCTTACAAAGCATACGAGGCATTTACTTTGTCTTGGCTCAAGGTTGTCCTGTTGCAGCAGGAGATTCCTTGAATTCACCCAATTTGCAATTAGTAATTACTTACTAATGGGACGTGTAAACATCCTTTCCTAAACCAAAATCACGTAATCGAGAAATACCAGAAGCTTTCTCTAATTGAAGCATTGGGCTATTAGCTACATTTTGTGCTAACGCTAAAGCTCCTTGTGTTTGAGCATTAAGGGTAAATTCTTTTGCAAGTGAAGTTTTTGCAGAAGATTGAATCATAGAAATAACTTTATTTGTATTCTTAAGAATTTCTAATTGTGGTTGAACCACCAAGATGTTATCGTAAAGGCTTTTTATCCTTTACATCTACTTGTTACCAAGTAGTTCAGCATATGTCATTATCCTATCAAAAATTATTATACATGAATAAATAATGAAAATAAAACAAAGAGGTGAAATCAAATGAAAGAAATAAAAGCCACTAACAAAAGTTAGTGGCAGTAGAGAGGAGGTATAAAAATGGAAAAATATGTAGGAAGAATACATACAAAAGAAGATACAGAAAAATTAGGGTATCAAAATGAATATATAAGAGTTGGATCATCGGAGGAGGGCTTTTGGTATTATTTACAATTCATTGCTGTACTGATTTCTTCTTTTTCATTAGGCGTATCAGTAGCATTTTGGCTATTTAAAATTTTATGAAAATTGGATAAATCGTAATGAACTCTGTAGAACTTAAATTTTTTTCTATTAGATGTTGATACAGATGAGCGATGCCATGGTAACCAAGCGTATTGAGGAACTTTAAATTCTATGGAGACGCCCTCTTCAATAGAAATATTTTTATTAAGAACAATCAAAATGGGCAACTCTAAACAACTTCCTGATGTGATGGGACCACAGCGCGATTTAGGCAAATCAATAACGAAATTTTCCAAAGCTCTTGGTCCGAATGGACTAATTAATAAAGAAGGCTTGTTTTTTAATAAAGGAAGACTAGATAAAGTGCAAAGGAAATGGTTTTCGTTTGTTTTAGGATTATAGGCTCGTAAATCAAAATAAGAGCTATTGGCAGTACTAGCATTCACGATGATTGCAGTTGTAAAAATTGCATATCGATTAGGCGAATCTTCAAAAATATTATCAGCAGCTTTTATGTTTTTTGTGACATCTAATGCAAAACAATTGGCATCAAAATCAACCGTTATTAATCTTATTTCTCGTAAATATGAAAGTAGAGAAAGTAATAAAGCAGCTAATGAAATGATTACAGTAATAAAATCCATATTTTCACATCCTTTCAAGGTGATTATACAAATAAATAATTAAAAGTGCACTAAATGTACGTGAATATTTTGTAAAAGGAGATAACTATGAATAAAGAGTCATTATATGAATTATGTTCAATGTGCTTATGGATTTTAGCATTAGGTATATCCTCTAGCATAAGTTTATTCATTCTTGTGTGGACGGTTCGACTAGCATTTAGCGCCTAGGAGGTACCTATGAATAAAATATGTATCACAGTAGCGGAAGCAGCAGAGCTTGCCAGTGTACCGGAAACTGTAATCCGAGAATGGGCGCAAGACTTTGACTTTCCGTCTATGAAAATTGGTAAGCGTGGAGGTAAACGCCTTATCCACGTTGAGTCGTTTAATGCTTGGCTAGCGAAACGGTGCCAGGCACGAATAGGAGAGTAGAAATGATGAAAGTAATTTATGCAATTCGTATTATTGCAGCCATATTGGTAGTTGGTGCAGTTGGTTCTATGGATATTGATCATATCGATTTATGGACAGGGTTTTGCCAGGGACTACTAGGCATTACTCTTTGGTTACTCACAGGTTACTGGTTAGATGATATCCATGAGTTAGAAAATGAAAAAGTCCGCTAATAATGGCCTAGGAAACCATAGCGGACTTGGTAGAGTAGTCGCTTAAATACTCTACCTGTATTGTACAAAATATAGGAGATAAACACAATGAACAAAACAGTATTAATGACAGCAACAATCGCATCTTTAGCAGTAAACGTATTTGCAGCTGATAACAATTTCATCGGCGGCACAGATAACACCATTTCCGTAAATTCTAAAAGTTCAATGGTAACCGGGTTCCAAAATCACATTGATGCGAACAATGCATTCGCATTTGGTACTGATAATACAGTTACAGGTGAGAATGGGTTCGCAGGTGGTAACAATGCAACTGCAGCAGGTCGCAATAGTTTTGCATTTGGCTCGCATGCAGAAAGCCTAGTTGAATACACCATTGCAATGGGTAACCAAGCGCGAACAAGTGCTTATAATACTATCGCTATAGGTAACGGCGCCTATGCAAATGGTGAAAGTACGGTTGTTATTGGACGTACAAACACAGTCAATGCTGAAAACGCTACAGTGATTGGCTCAAATAACGGAACAGTCGCAAGTGGACAAGGTGTAGTTGTTGGTTATAACAACAAGGCTCAAGGCTCCAATAAAGAAATGTTGGCTTTTGGTTCTAACAATACTGTTCAAAATCAAGGAGCTACGGTTTTAGGCTCTCACGGTCAAGCGGTGGCAGTAGATAGTTTGGCACTCGGTAATAATACCGTAGCTGATGTGCAAAACTCTGTAGCGTTGGGAACTAACTCAACTACAGAAGAAACAGTATCTACCAATCATATTTACATCAATGGTGAGAAATACGATTTTGCCGGCGGTGTAGCGAACAGCACGGTATCTATTGGAGCTAATAATAAAGCTGGTAATGGTGGTGTTCAAAACTATAAGCGAACACTAACCAACATGGCAGCAGGTAGAGTAGATGGTACATCTACCGACGCAATCAACGGCTCTCAACTTAATGCGGTAATTAATGCTCTTAAATTTACTACTGTTGCAGAAGGAACAAATACAACGGTTACACAATCAACAAATATTGATGGTGGTAAAGAGTTCGCGGTTCATGTGAATAAAGACTTAGCTAACATGAATTCCGTTCAATTTGGCACGGTTAATGATCCACAACGTAACTATACTGGCAGAAATGGTAGTCATGTATTTAACGGAGAAATTAACTCTAATTACGGTGCTAATGGGTTTAAAGTAGAAAATACAGATAATTTAGACAACGCTCAATTCAATATGGATGGCATGGTTGCTGATAACAACGGCAAACACATTGAATTAACAACTAAAAAGATTACAGTTGGTAATCAACAAATTCATGACGTTGCGGATGGAGTTGCGGATACTGATGCGGTTAATATGCGTCAACTAAGAGCGCAAAACCAAGTAGACATGGCTCAAATTAACCAAACCAATGCACGTCTAAATAAATTAGGCGCAAGTTCCGCAGCATTGGCCGGATTACATCCGCTTGACTTTAATCGTAATGATAAAGTCAGCTACGCGATTTCTTACGGTCATTACCGCAATAGTAATGCTATAGCGCTCGGCGTATTCGCTAGACCTAATGAACGTATCATGTTAGGCTTCGGCGCTACACTAGGCGCTGAAAATCAATATAATCTAAGCCTCTCATTTAAGACTGGCAAAGGCTCAGATTACATTCAAGAGGCAAAAGATAAAGATAGCCGTATTTCTAAATTGGAAACACTTGTTCAACAACTTATTAAAGAAGTAGAACTTAGTAAACAATCAAAATGATGAATGGTGCAGATTTATATAGTTATTTACAAGATAAACAATTAGAACTCAATAAAGCATTGCGTTTAGCCAAAGATAGAGGAATTGATTTGGCAAATGCTGAGTATGCTTATAAAAAGGCCAAGGCTAAATTTATAGCATCGGCCAGATTGGAAAAAGTAGCAGTTACATTAATACGTGATCTAGCACAGGGAGATGAATATATTGCTGAGCTTAGATTAAGAAGAGATACCGCTAAGGTACTTTATTTAAATGCACAGGAAGCAATTAATGTATTCAAACTACAGTGCCGATTAGTAGAATCACAACTAAAACGGGAGTGGCAAGATGGATAACTGGTACAACCAATTAACTAACATGGAATGCCCAATATGTGGAAAACCAATACATTGTGCAATTGTATGTCACAAAGAAAAGAAGCGTGTATGTGATACATGTTGTAGTGAGTGCCAATACCTAATGAGATATCAAGGCGAATGGCATTGTGAATTTAATAAATAAAAAACCGCCGTGTTATAGCACGGCGGGCATTTAGTAGGTTTTTTGGAAAAAAACCATAAAAAATACTCTTTATATTTTTTCTCATATATAGAGAAATGTCTAGTAAAAATGCGGTTTCAAATGCATTTGTGGGACTCGATAGATATATTAACAACTCGACATAAGGGGTAAATAAATGCGTAGGAGAACAGTAATAGAATCGAAGAATATCAGAGAGGTTACAGATTCAATCACGGGTAATTCATATCTAGGTAAAATAGGAAAAAAATTTAGAAGTGAAAAACAACATGTAACACCTGAAATGATTCGTAAAAATAACATACGTATTGCTGAAAAGAAATTAAGATTATTAATCGATATGAATTTTATAGAAGACGATTATTATCTAACACTGACATTTCGAGATGATCCTGATGAAACTGAAGCAAAAAATAGGATGACTAAATTTATTAGAAGATTGAGAGCAAGATTTAAGAAAGAAAATGAGCCTTGTAAATATATTTATATTATGGAACGGCAAGGCAAAATACACTTTCATATGCTACTTAATCAAGGCATTCGATTAAATACTAAAATTCTAAAACAGTTATGGGAATATGGCTATACAAAAATTGAGTACTACAGAGGGGAAGCAGAAGATGCTATAGGGTTGGCTAAGTACTTTATGAAAGAGCGAAAATCTGACATTGATCATAATGATGTACAGGTAAGAAAGAAATGGGTATCTAGTACTAATCTTGAAAAGCCAAAAGTAAAGAAAAAGACACTAAAGGCTACAGAGTGGCGTAAGGATATTAAAGTACCTAATGGATATTACTTAGATAAAGATAGTGTCTATGAAGGGGTAAATAATTATGGATTTCCATTTAGAACATATAGGCTAATTCGATTACCTGATTGGAGGGGAGAATATGAACAGAGAAAATCGACTAAGGCCCTGTCCGTTTTGCGGGAATAAACATATGAGGATTATGACAGGGATAAAAGTAGGGTTAAAACATCATATGGTGGCATGTGATAAATGTGGAGCCGTCACTCATTTTGAAGAGTGGCCATTGTACTTAGATTGTGAAAAGGCATGGAATAAAAGGGTGGATAATTAATGGAAAACAAATATAGAGGGATTGTATTTATTCCTAGAGCAACTGGAGAAGCAATTATAAACGCATATGCAATGAATGCATGGAATGATACAGGAAAGTATATCTATTTTACAGAAGCTGGGATATCTGTAGGGATACATACTACAGATGATGGAATATACACAAATTCATTTATGGATGTAGCTATATGTGCTGCATGGCTAAATGGGGAAATATCAGTTACTGAATTAGAAGAAGTAGATGGCATCTATACAAATAGTATAAAGGAGAAGAAATGAACACTGTTAATTTAATGGGCAATCTAGCGAGAGACCCAGAAGTAAGATATACAAAGACTGGTAGAGCAGTAGCAACATTTACAATAGCTGCAAGTAATACCTATATTGATGCTAATACAAAGGAAGCAAAGGAGCAAACGGCATTCGTCAATTGTGTAGCATGGGGAACATTAGCAGAAGAAATAGGGACTTTGCGAAAAGGAAATAAATGTTTGGTACAAGGCAGAATTCAAACACGATCATATGAAACTCAAAATGGTGAAAAGCGATATGTAACAGAAGTGGTCGCAAGTTTTGTAGGGGCCGCATTAAATGGTGGACATAATGAACCATCGAACTTTGATAATTTCAATAATGATGAACAAATACCCTTTTGATAAGGGCAATGCAGAGATATTGCCAATGGAAAAGAAACGAAATAAAGCCCTAGAAAGGGCAGAAAGGTTGATGCGGTAATGGCAAGACCAAAGGATATGTTTTTAAAAGCTAAAACATGTAAGCATGCAGTAAAGTTTACAGGTAATCAAGGCTTGTTTGTAAGGACTACATGTAAATGTCCTAATAAATTAATGCTGCCGGTGCCGGATAAAAGAGGAATTAGAGTAAAAGTACCATATATCATGGCTAAGAAATGCATAAATTGTAAGGGATATATTGATGCTAGAAAAGTAAAGGAGAAAAGAAAATGAGATATACAATAACAAAATTTAAAATGGAAAGCGGAAAATTTGATATTACGTATACGAAAAAAGTAGCAGAAATGGATGAGCAGCATTCTTTGAAATCGTATGAAAAGCCAAGACCAGAATTCAAGGAAGCACATGTCACAATGAAAGCATTGTTATTATCCAAGTTTGGAGCATTTAAATTCGCTCAAAACATGGTATCTGTATCCGGAATTGAATTTAGATATGGTGGTAAAGATTTCTTACCAGATGAAGTATCTGGAATTAAAGTAAAGGGATATTTACGCAACAAAGAAAGCGAAGTATGTGTATTTAGCACTAAATGGCTAGATGTTGATAAGGATTTAATGGAAGATATTAATTTAGTTCTGGGTGAAATTGAAGCATACATTGAAGGAAAACGTGCGCAAGCTAACCTATTTGATGAAGAACAACAAGCCAATAGTAATACTGACACTAGTGATGCGGAGATCATTGGTGAAGATGATGATTTAGACATGGATGATGCGGATGACATCACACCATATGAAGATAGTCCATTTAATAGAGCTGCGAGGGGATTAAATTAATGAGCAAGAAGCTTATCTATGTAGCCCATCCTTATGGGGGCAAGGAAAGCAATCGTAAAAAGATTGATGTGATAATGAATGAATTAATATTTGCAGATACAGCAAATGATTATGTATCGCCTATCCACAACTATGGATTTGTTTATTTGACAGGTGATGAATATCAAAAGGGATTAGATATTTGTTTAGGTCTCTTAGGGCATTGCGACATCCTAGTATTATGTGATGGCTGGGAACAGAGTAGAGGTTGTAAAGGTGAATATGAATATGCTCAAAAGCATGGTAAGGCTGTATTCAAACTGGATGAATGGAAGGCATTAAACAGAATATGAATATATGGGGGTTATTCGATAGTGGCAATAGCTGCTATAAGAAAGCTGTATATGAATACAATTCTCAATGGGGGGGGCAACACCATATTACAAGTATAGGTATAGATAGAGAAAACAAAAATATTGATTTTATAAATCAAGATTTAGCTATTAATACCTTGTTTGATGATAAAGCTTTGTTTGAAAAGTTAGACATGTTGGATAGGCCAGATATTATTCTAGCCTCTCCACCATGTGAGAGTTGGAGTATTGCAAGCGCCATGAAAAATGGAAATGCATGCTGGAAGAAAGAATTTAATACAGCTACATCATTATTTGGAGATGTTCAAGCATCAAGCAAATTTACTATAAGAGAGCATAGGGATTATGAAAGGTATCAATATAAATATGGGAAATCATTTCTTACCAGAATAAATGGTGAAATGTGTACATATAATATGGTACAGATCATAGAGAGATATGAACCAAAGATATTTATCATAGAGAACCCTATGCAATCTAGAATATGGGAATATTTAGAGGATGTAATAGGATTTAAATTACCACATAAGAATAGAACTTATTACAGTGATTATGGTTATATCATTCAAAAGCCAACAATTTTTGCAAGTAATATAAATCTTGGCTTACGGAATAATAAAACTGCTACAAAGTTAGCATTTAAAGATATTAAATCCAATGGGAATGGTTGTTATAATGAGAGGTCCAATATACCCAATGAATTAATCTTTGACATGATAAGAAAATGTGAAAGGAAGCTTAATGAAAGTAGAATTATTTAATGATAATTTTCAGAACTACAAAAGGTATGGCATACCCAAGGCACAACTTGTAATAGCTGATATTCCCTATAATTTAGGGGGGGCAGCATATGCAAGTAATCCTATGTGGTATATAGGTGGAGATAATAAAAACGGCGAAAGTAAGAAAGCAGGAAAAGCATTCTTTAATACAGATCATAATTTCAATATTGCAGAATATTTTCATTTCTGTAATCGCTTATTAAAGAAAGAACCAAAAGAGAGGGGCAAGGCTCCATGTATGATTGTGTTCTGTAGCTATGAACAGCAAACGATGGTAATTGAATATGCCAAGAAACATGGGTTTAAGAACTACATACCAATCTCTTTCATCAAGAATTATTCAGCACAGGCATTAAAAGCTAATATGCGTGTCGTTGGTGCTACAGAATATGCATTGATTTTATATAGGGGAAAATTACCGAAATTTAATAATAATCACAAGATGATATTTAACTGGTTTGAATGGCGTAGGGATAACAAAAACATCATTCCTAAAATCCATCCAACACAAAAGCCTGTATCAGTATTAAAGAGATTGATAGAAATCTTTACTGATGAAGGTGATGTAGTAATAGATCCTGTGGCAGGTAGTGGAGCAACATTAAGAGCAGCTATGGAGGTAGGGCGTAGTGCATATGGGTTTGAAATATCAAAAGACTTCTATAGTAAGGCAAAATCAGAAATGTTAAGCGATGTAAAAACACAAACGAGTTTAATGGAATTTTGCAAATAAAGGAAATATGCGATGTCATATTATAGATGGAAAGTATCAATTGATGAAGCAAGTCAAAATATTAAAGAATGGCGAAGATACTGTCAGTTAAGTCAAAGTACATGTGCAAGTTATATGGGCATTGCATTAAATACATATCGGTATAAGGAGGAGCGCCCAAATCTATTTACATTTGAAGAGCAATTGAAGCTAGTTAATTGTATCAGTAATAGATGTAGAGAAATGGGTGTAGTAAATCAAGTAACCTGGAATAGAGTATTCAATAATGGCTGTGCATTAGAAAGGGGAAAATAAAAATGGAAATATTAAGTGTTACGTTTGGAGAAAAAAAGAAAATTAAATATGAAAAAGCAAATAGCACTGGGGTTACTGAAACATATCAACTAATTACAAAAGATGAATTTAGGCCAGAGATATTAGATGCATATGTAAAGGCAAGGATTGTAGTAATTGATACATTTAAGGCTTTTAAATTTATTAAAGAAGAATGGCTAAAGATTAAATCAATTAATTTTAGATGGCATAAAGAACTACCAAAGGTAATTGTTGCAGCAAGATATGTGTTAGAAATTACAAATAAAAAAGGGGATGAATGTACAATCAGCACATCATGGTTGCCAATAGATGAAAAGACTCAAGAAAAACTAATTCCATTAACAGAAGAGATAGAAATGTTTGTACGAGGAACAAGAGCGCAAGGGAAACTATGGGAAGAGGAATTAGAAGATGATGCGGTTGAGGGGGAAACATTTCACATCAATGATCTAGTACAAGAAGGAGAAGATAATGAATAAAGGAAAATTAATTTACTTAGCACATCCATTTGGTGGAGATGACTCAAATAAAAAAGCAGTAGATAAGATTATGAAGAATATAGTAATAGATGATAGAAACAACACATATCTATCACCACTTCATAACTTTAGCACAGTGTACTTTGCGGACGAATATGCAAAAGGATTAAAGATATGCTTAGAAATGCTAAATAGGTGTGATGTGTTAGTCCTATGTGGTGACTGGCAAACATCTAAAGGTTGCATTGGCGAATGGTCTTTTGCACTTGCTAAAGGAATGCCAATATATACATGGGAGGAATGGAGAAAGCAGTTAATAGTAGAGGAACGGAGGAACATAGTAACAATAGAAACGAACTTAGTATCATTAACAGGGAGATAGAAGATAATGACAGGAAGGGAATATTTAAATCAGATACGTGATACTGATTTAAATATCAAGCGTAAGGAACGTGAAGTATTTAGATTACGGCAAGATATACTGTGTTTACAAGCGATCGATTACAGTAAGGATATTGTAAGCGGAGGGCAACCAATCACTATTGCTGATAAGATAGCTAATATAGATGCAATAGCAGATGAACTAATGAGAGATTGGAGTGTATTTCTAAGGGAAAGGGAAAGAGCAAGATTTATAATTGAGGGAATACCTAGTGCAAAGCAAAAGGCAGTATTGATTGATAGATACATTAATGGCTGCACATGGGAAAAGGTAGCAGGATTAATTGGGTGTTCAATTCAAAATATTCATAATTTACACAAACGTGCCATAAGAAATTTTGAAGAAATTTACAAACAGGTTGATAGTATTTGACTATCAATTTATGGGATACTATATGTGGGCATGGATGAAGAGAACACTTTCAACAAGCCTCCTAGAAAAACTACACGCTAAAAAGGACTACATCATACTTAGGTCGCACAACACAGTATGATGCGGTCCTTTTTAGTTTATAAGGAGTATTTGATGAAACATAAAAGAATTACATCAAAGAAAACAATTCAAGAAGTACGGAAGCAATATTGTGAAATATGCGGTCAACGTACAAATATAGAACCACATCATATTAATACACGTGGTAGTGGTGGTGGAGATATTAAGGAGAACTTAATACAACTATGCACGCAATGCCATATCAATACACACAGTGGGAAATATCCAACCAAAGACGATTGCTTAAACAAAGTAGCAGAGCGTGAAGGTATAACATATGATGAAGCATATGCAATTAATCGTAGATCAATGGGATATGACGTATGACTAGAATATGTTGCGATAGAGATAGATGCCTAAATAATAAATATGGCATCTGTACAGCAGACACAATTGAATATGAGGGAATATGTCAAAGCTACATAACACAGAATGATGCAAGAAAAACAAATTGCGGATTATGTAGAAGGACACATGGGAAGTTAAAGCGTAATAGCAATACGGTATTAAAGTAGAGGTGATGCAATGCTAAAAGCATGTAGCTATTGTGGAGGAATACATGAAGGAGAATGTCCACATAAGCCAAAGCGCAACTACAAGCAGGAGCATGCAAATGCATCTGATAGCAGAAGGAAAGAACGGAAGTTCAGAAGCAGTGTTGAATGGCAAGACTGTAGAAGAGATATATTAGATCGTGATAAACATCTATGTAGACTATGCTTGCACGAAGATAATTATATTAGTGTAGGGCAACGCTTAGATGTACATCACATTGAACCATTACACGAAGCATGGAAGAAGCGTACTGATGAAAAGAACTTGATTACATTATGCAAGATGCATCACTACAAAGCAGACCATGGAGAATATAAGAGGGAGTACTTAAAAAAAATAATTAGTACCCCCCCTACCATAAAATAATTTTTTAGCGAAAAAGTCCAAGACCGTACTGCTCACCACAATTTACATAATTTTCCCTAATCAGACATGCGTGCGCACGTGAATATATATTTATTTATATAGGGTCTATACAAGGCGGCGACAAAACACAGGAAAGGAGGTGGACACATGAGAAAAGCTGTATCTGCAAGGGTTACTAAGAAGCACTTAACAAAGGCTGAAAAAGAAAAACGTATTGCTGTAGAAAATGCGTTCATTGATGATGCGGAAATTGAACCGCCAAGCTATCTAACTAAGACACAGTTAGAAGCATTTCATTTTATTGTTGATGCATTAAGGCAAGCTAAAGTATTAAGCAGATTAGACACACAAACAATTATTCAAGCGAGCGTGGCTATTGATATGCTGCATACTGCAAATAAGCGTGTGGCTAAAAGGCCAACACTTGCAGTTGATAGAGAATTTGTGGCAACGCAAGAGAAACTAGTGAGGACATATTTAAAATTATGTGATGAATTGTGTCTATCTCCACAATCTAGGGCGAAGCTTGGAGTACTTGTAGCTAATCAAAAAGAAGAGGAACAAGATCCATTGCTAAACGTGCTGCAAGGGGGTGTATTAAGTGGATAAAAAACATCCTGCCTATCAGTATGCAATGGACGTTGCAAAAGGGACTGTAAATGCGCCAAAGTATGTAAAGTTACAGGTTAAGGAGTTCTTAAATATTGCAAACAACAAGGATAGACAGTACATTATTGATGATAATAAGGTACGAACTATTGGAGAATTACTAAAATTATTAATAATGCCTAAAGGGTTAAAAGCAAATATCACAGTATATGATGCTATGGCAGGGTTCCAATGGTTCTTTATTACTGCAATATTATGTACAGTTGAACGTAACAATAAAGATAAAAGACGATATGAAAACGCAATACTTGAGATATGCAGAAAGAATGGCAAGACATTTATAATTGCTATTCTTTTTATTTTGCTATTTTTTATAGAGCCTAAGTTCTCTAAGTTCTATTCTGTAGCGCCAGACGGTTCATTATCACGTGAAATTAAAACCGCTATAGAAGAAATATTGCATAGCAGTCCTGCTATGTTAGGCAAGATGAATGGTAAGGAAAAATTTAAAATGTTACGTGATTATATACATTGCAACATTACGGACAATAGATATATACCACTTAACTATTCAACAGGGCGCCTTGACGGTAAATTGCCAAGTGTATTTCTAGTTGACGAAACAGGTGCATTACCAAATACATATGCAATTGAAGCTATGAGGTCTGGGCAATTAACTATCTTGAATAAGCTAGGCTTCATAATTTCAACTAAATATCCTACACTTAATAATCCATTTGAAGATGAAGTGGACTATGCGAAGCGTGTATTAAATGGTGCGGTAGATGATGATAAGGTATTTGCCTTGTTATATGAACCAGATGATACAAAAGGATGGGCAACAAATGATGAAGTACTAGAACAAAGCAACCCACTGGCTATTGAAGTAACAGAAATCATGGATGACTTGAAATCTAAACGGCAAGTAGCTATTGAGATTGAAAGTAAGCGTGAGAACTTTATAACTAAGCATTGCAACATCATTTATAGCGGTGCTGGTAGTGAAAGCTTTGTGAATATTGCGGACTTACAAAAAGGTGCAGTGGATCATATTGATTGGGATGGACGTGAAGTATTCCTTGGTGTTGACTTAGCTTTATCTACAGATAACTGTTCTGTAGATATGGTTGCATATGACGAGGATGAGGGCAAAGTATATTGGGATGCAAGGGCGTTTATTCCAGAAGATAGGGTGGACGAAAAATCAAAACTAGAACGCATTCCGTATCGTGATTTTATTAATGCTTGCTATTGTATTGCGTGTGGAAATCGTACTGTAGATTATGGGGCAATCGAACGCTACATAATGCAAATAGAAGCCAAATATGGGGTTATTGTAATGGGTATTGGCTATGATAGGTGGAATGCACTATCAACTGCACAGAAATTAGAAGATGCTGGATATACGATGGTTGAGATTAAACAACATTCAAGTGTGTTGCACCCAGCGACTAAGTGGCTTGCAGAATTAGTAGCTGAGGGCAATCTTGTTTATGAAAAAGGTAACAAATTACTAGAAATCAACTTTGAAAACTCACGATGTGTGTACGATACCAATATGAACAGGTATGTAAACAAGAAAAAATCAAGAGGCAAGGTTGATATGGTAGTAGCTGGTATCAATGCAATGTACCTATTGCATCAAAATTATATGCTTAATAGTACCCTTGACTGGGTAGTGCAAATGTAGAAAGGAGGTGAGAAATTGAGTTGGGTTAAAAGTTTATTTGGATATGAAGTTAGGGAAGAGCAAGCATTAAATGAAAACTCATTCATTGATACTGCAGATGATATTGATTTAAACCTTCCAAGTTATGATGCAACTACACGAGTAACAAGACAACAGGCATTATCTGTGCCTGCAGTAGCAAGTGCATTATTTCTTATATCTGGGATTATTGCTGGTATTCCTGTACGAATGTATAAACGTGAAGGAAATACAATTGCAGAAATATTAGATGATGAACGGATTAAGTTATTAAACATTGAAACTAATTCTATTCTTGGCGCATATGAAACAAAGCAAGCCATGATTAATGATCTAATTATGGAGGGGGCATGCTATTGTTATATTGGTAAGCATGGAAATTCTGCAGAGTCATTGCAATATTTGCCTAAACATAGAGTAAGCCTGTTAGATAACGGAAAGCTAATTGATAGACAAATATATTATTTAGTTGACGGAAATTATTATAATAATTTCAACATTATGAGTGCCGTGCGGAATTGTAGTGACGGAGTTCATGGACGTGGCTTATTAGATGATAATGCTATGCATATTTCTAGTATGTATAATGCACTGGTATATGAAAATGGAGTAATTAGTAAAGGTGTACGGAAAGGCTTCCTAAAATCAGAAGGAAGATTGACTGTAAAGGCATTAAACGCACTAAAAAAAGCTTGGAGATATATGACTTCTAAGCTTGGAACAAGTGATGTAATAGTACTAAATAAAGGGATTACATTTGAAAGCGCAGATAGTACAGCCGTAGAAAATCAACTTAATGAGAGCAAACAAACAAATGCGGATTTAATTTATAAGATATTTGGATTTACAGACAAAACATTTATAGATGAGAAAGCATTTAATATTTTTGTTAAAACAACGATTATGCCTATAGTGAATTGTTTTATTGAAGCAATTAATAGATCATTACTGTTAGAAACAGAAAAAGGAAGTTACTATTTTAGCTTGGACATGAACGATTTATTAAAAGCCGATATGTTGACACGCTTCAATGCTTATAAAACAGCACTTGAAAGTAACTGGATTAATATTGATGAAATTCGAAAACGAGAAGATTTATCACCAATGGGTATTGATTTTGTGAGCATGAATTTAGCGAATGTATTCTATTACCCAAAAACTAAGAAAGTTTACACACCAAATACAGGTGCATTTGGGGATTTGACTACATTAAAAGCAGAGAAAGGAGGTGAAAATAGTGAAAATTGAGGTACGTAATGGCGCTGCCAATATTGAAGGTTATGTGAATGTAACAGAACGATTGAGTAAGCCAATCCGTGATGTAAGAGGTAATTTTCTTGAAAAAGTAGCACAAGGCGCATTTAATTCTGCCTTACAACGCAATAATAATGTAGAATTGCGTTTTAATCACCGCAAAAAATTAGGGAACCAAAAAGACGGTTCGCTTGAATTGCATGAGGATAGCATAGGATTATACGCAAAAGCAACTGTAACTGATGCGGAAGTTGTAGAACTAGCAGAGAAAAGACAGTTAAAAGGCTGGTCATTTGGATTTAAGAAGCTAGAAGATGAATGGGAAAAACAGGAAAATATGCCAGAAATTCGCACATTGAAAGAGATTGATATGAGTGAAGTAAGTATTTTGTCTGTAAATCCTGCTTACATTGCAACTTCTATTAGTGTACGTTCTGATGCGGAGGAAGATTTGCTAGAATGTAGATCCAATGAAAACGCAACAGGAAAATTAGAGTATGATATTGAAGAACGTAAGTCTGATGATGATGAAGAAACCAGCAATCAGAAATATCATGATATTTTAAATAAAATTAAAGCATAGCATCCATTTGTGTGGATGCTTTTTTATTACAAGAAAAGAGGAAAATATAATATGAAGAACTTCAAAAAATTAATTGAAAAACGTAATGCATTGGTTGAAGAAATGAACACACTTGTGAAAGTAGCAGATGAAGAAACTCGTGCATTGAATGAAGAAGAAACAACTAAATTCGAAGAACTTCGTGCAGAAGTAGCGAACATTGACAATACATTGAAACTTGCTAATGAAGAACGCAAATTGATGTCTGAAGGTTCTGATGATAATAAAGACGAAAATGTAGATGAAAAAGAAAAGGCAATGGCAGAAGAACGTGCATTTGCTAACTTCTTACGCAGTGGCGAAACAACATTTTCTGATGTAGAAACACGTTCTGAAGTAAATTTATCTAAAGGTGATAATGGTGTAGTAATTCCTACAACAATTGCAGACAGAATCATTGCCACAGTAAAACGTGTTGCGCCAATTATCCAATTCTCTGATTTCTACGATGTAAAAGGTGATTTGGTATTTATAGTAGAAGATGAATCTACATCTAAGACTACTTGCGCATATGTAGGTGAGTTCCAAGAATTGGAAAGCACTACCAACAAATTCAAATCTGTAGTATTAAAAGGCAATGTTGTAGGTGTACTTACAAAAGTATCTAAATCGTTAATTAACAACGTTGGATTTGACGTTGTTAATTATGTAATTACAAAAATTGCAGAATCGATTATTACATTCCTTGATAATGAAATGCTTACTGGCTCTACTAAAATTCAAGGTTTACTACAAGCTAAACAACAAGTAACTGCTGGCGCAGCATCTGCAATTACTGCTGACGATCTTATTAATTTACAACTTACAATTCCTCAAAAATTCCGTAGCAATGGTGTATTTATCATGAATCCAGATACGTTCAAAGCATGCTACAAGTTGAAAAATGCACAAGGCGAGTATTTGTTGAATAAAGACTTAACAAATGGCTTTGGTTATACTTTATTGGGACGACCTGTATTTGAGTCTGACAATATGCCAAAAATTGGAACTAAAGCTAAAGTAGCGGTATTTGCAGACCTTAAAGGCTATGCAACTAAACTTAGCGGAGATAGCGCAGAAATTACAGTTTTACAAGAACGATTTGCTACACAATATGCAGTAGGTGTTGCAGGATATATTGAAATTGACGGTAAGATTGTTGATGAGCAACGTATTGCAGTATTAGCAATGGCATAATAGGAGGAATTATATATGATGTATAAAGTCTTGGTTAGTTTCTGTGGGGTAGTATCTGCCGCACAAGGCAGCACTATTGAGATTTCTGATGCGGAAATTGCAAATGATTTAATGGATGCTGGATATATTGAAGAAGTAAATGAAACCAAAAAAGGGAAAAAGACGGATAAAGACGAGGAATAGTCTATGAAAGTTAGTGAACTGACAATAGAAATTGTAGCTAACTATATCCGTGTAGAAGTAACCACTGCAAGTAAGCCTATTCTTGATATGGTGTTGCCTGCTGCAGTTGAATATTGTGCTACATATACAGGCTTATCAAAAGAAGCACTAGATGAATATGATGATATGGCAATGGCAGTAATGGCATTATGTGGAGAGTTTTATGATAATCGAACATATACCGCAGTAGAAAATGCAATTATTAATCCTACCACGCAAGCTATATTGGATAAGTACTCTATGAATTTAATGGAGGGGTACCAATATGTACAGAAAGGGTAGACTAAGCACTCTTTTACAACATGAAGCAGAAATACATGCTAATAGGAAATCTGATGCAATGAATGAACTAGGACAGTATCCAATAGTGGATACTATCCTAGGCAACATGTTTTGTGGAATTACTCCACAAACAGGTGGACTATTAAGCGGTAGAACAGCTGAAACAACATTAGCTAGAACCACACATAAGATTATTTGCAGATATAGAAATGATATTGAGCCAGATATGTGGCTTATCATTGAAGGTCAAAAGTATAATATCTTATATGTTATGGATCCGTACTTAAACAAAGAACGGTTAGAGATATTTACAGAGGTAGTAATCTAATGAGTGTTGATATTGAAACGGAAGGCCTAAGCGAATTTACGGAAGAATTATTGGAATTAGCAAATAAAGATTTCCCAAAGGATACAAAAAACTTCTTGCAACGTGCTGGCAATAAGCTAAAAGCTAATGCCAGAAATAACTATAAAAGAGGTACTACGCAAGGCACAAAGAACCTTGTTAAAGGGTTAAAACGTGATAGAGCATATAAATATGGCAAGGATGAGTGGCAAGTCCGTGTTAAAAATACAGCACCACATGCATGGTTAGTTGAACATGGACATGTAATGCTTGGCCATAAATCACAAGGAAAACCTAAGCTTATAGTTGGCAATACAGGGGAAGCATTTGTAAGGGGTAAAAATATCATGGGAAAAACGGCCAAGGCATTTCCGTCTGAATATCAATCTATGGCGGAAGAGTTCGTAGATAAAATGCTAGACGAAAAGGGGTTAGGTTGATAGTGGTTACAGCAGTAGACATTGTTAAAGCGCTAACAGTAAGATGCAGGGAACTACTGGGATGTGATGTTAATGATAGGGATATATCAGAGGGATTTACTAGACCATCATTTTTTATTGAGGTAGTAGATTTTAATAATGAAGATATAGGCGAAATCCTAAGGGGTGATACGCTTAATATCTATATTTACTACTTCAATGAAAAGCGTGAGATTGGCTATCTAAACTTACTCAAAGCAAGAGAAAGCTTGCGTGAGATGTTAGCAATGCCTGTTAGCGTAGCAGATGGATTTAGTATAACTGCATCTGATATAGTCGAAACAATCAATAAGGCCGATATGTCATATATCATTAACTTTGATGTAACGATCTATCAAAACAGACCAGAAGCAGATGCACCTTACATGGAAGAGCTGTTAGTCAACGGAGAGTTGCAAAAGTCAACAGAACAATAGTTATAGCACCCACCATGTATGGGTGCTATTTTTAATGGGTAAAAGGAGCATAAAATGGCGATTGGCTTACCAAATATTGATATTGTCTTTATTCAAAAGGCAGTATCTGCAGTATTACGTTCTGAACGTGGTACGGCTTTAATTATCGTTAAAGACGATAAACAAACAGAAATCGGCTATGATGTATTCAAATTTGAAGCAGATATTACCGATAAGAAATATAATGCCGATACAATTAAATTGTTGAAGCGTTGTTTCTATGTGAATGTAAACAAAGTAGTAGTGTTACACGTTCCAACTAAAACAACTGCATTTGCAGATATTAAACAAGTATTAGACCGTATTAAATATAACTGGGCTTGTACAACTGTGGCAGAATGGCAAACAGATTTAGTGTCTTACACTAAAAGCCGTAATGTTATCTCTAAAGGCCGTAAGGTTAAATGCGTAGTTGCTAACGTAGCGGTGGCAGATGATAAGCATGTAGTAAATATGAAAGGTAATTTTGTACATGAAGCTGATGCGGTAGCTGGCACTAATGTTAAAATGACTGATTACTTACCACGTATTACATCCATTTTGGCTAACTTGCCAATGAACCGCAGCATTACATATTATGAATTGGAAGATTTAGACTATGTAGATAACTCTTATGTTACTGCAGAAAAAGATGTAAATAAGTGGACTGATGAAGGCTGGTTGCTTCTTATCAATGATGATGAAGATAATGTAGTGCGTGTTGGCCGTGGTGTTAATACATTGACTACATTCACATCTACTGACACAGAAGATATGCGTAAAATCATTATTGTTGAGTCTATGGACTTAATTCAAGAAGATTTATACTCTACATTCAAAAAGTATTATGTAGGCAAGTATAAGAACCACTTGGATAACCAATACTTGTTTATTTCTTCTGTAAACGCTTATTTCAAATCCTTAACTAAAGTTGTTAATGGTGAAATTTTAGATCCAGAATATGACAATCATGCGTTTGTTGATGTAGAAAACCAACGGCAAGCATGGTTATCTGTAGGCAAAATAGAAGCGGAAGATTGGGATGAAGCGAAGGTTAAAGAAATGTCCTTCAAGTCTACTGTATTTATTGCTGCTAAAGTTAAAATCTTGGATGCTATGGAAGATTTGTCCTTCCAAATTACTATGGAATAAGGGGGTAAAGTATGGCAAGTAAAGACATTCATAATCAAATCTTGCGTGGCCAATTTGGTAAGGTATGGATTGATGGCGAGTTATATGCAAATGTTAAATCTTTTGAAGCTAAAATCTCCCTTAAATATGAAGCGGTAGACATTAACGGCGAAATGGGTGTACATCAACGCTTGGTAGGTTTTGAGGGTGCTGGTACATTAGTACTCCACAAAATCGATAGCCGTGTAGCACAAAAGATTGCTGGTAAAATCAAAAATGGTAGTGTACCAGATATTAAAATTGTATCTAAATTAACAGACCCAGATGTAAATGGTGCAGAACGTATCGAATTAACTGGTGTTACTTTGGATGAATTAACACATGGATTTGAAAACAAAAAGGTACAAGAAGAAAGTTATCCTTTCAAATTTGCTGATTACAACTACTTAGACTTAATTCTTTAATATATAGGCGGTGCTTAATGCATCGCCTTTCCTTTTAATGTGAGGTGGATAATATATGGCTAAATTACAACTAGAAGATTTACTTAATCGCAATATGCAAGAGGGGTTTCAATCCAAAGACGTATATGTTAAAGGTTTAGGTGGTGAATTGACTGTAATTCATCAACCATTACCAACTGTGTTACGCATTATGGATGAAATCAAACAGGATGCTACGCTGTCCACAGTGATGGATGCGATGGTACAACTTATCTATGCATGCGTTCCTTTGTTTAAGAATAAAGAATTACAAGCTAAATATGAATGTGCTGAACCTACGGATGTAGTGTATAAAGTGTTAAACGATAGCGTGGAAGATATTACTGCACTAGGTGAAGCCATCTTGGGTATGTATGGTATTTCTAATCCAGTTGAAGATGTAAAAAAGCAATAAGAGCGGACAGGGAACTAACAATGTTCCGCTATTATATGCAAAAAGGCCATACATTATCCTCGTTACTTGCATTAGATCCATTAGAACGCACGTTTTATAATGCGTGCTTCGAATTGGATATGGAAGATTTAGAAAGGGGCAATAATGGCTAAAAGTATTAACGTATTACTTAGGCTTAAAGACCAATTTACTACACCTATGAAAAAGGCTGGGGATAGTGCAAAAGACACAGAACGCAAGATGGTAGCCATGAAGAATAAGTTAAGTAATTTCGGCAACGGAATTAATAACAAATTCTTAGGCATTGCTGGTAGCATCGGCAAGATGGGATTAGCTATGTCAGGCTTGGGTGCGTTCGCTAGTGTTGGTGCTATTGTTGATTATGGCAAAAAAGCACTAGAGACGGCAAAAAGTGCAGAGTTATCTCAAACATTATTGCGTAATAGCTTGGCCAATAACAATTCCTTGTATGATAAATCCGCAGAGTCGCTAGATACTGCACAAAAGCAGTTAAATGAGTATGCATCCAAATGGGGGCAAGTAGGGGTTATCTCTGCTGGCACTATTCGTGCTGGGTATCAAGAGCTTAATAAATGGAATGTTCCTGTTGATAAAGTAGAAGGTTTATCGGAAGCATTAACCAATTTAGTAGCTGGTAAATTTGGCATCAATGCTACGGCAGAAGATGCACAGTTAGCATCACAAGCAATCGGTAGAGCATTTAATGGCGATGTAGCTGGTTTAAGCAAAATGAAGATACCTTTAACGGAAGCACAAAAGGAAATCATCAAGAATGGTACAGAAGCAGAACGACTGGCTGCTATTAATGAAGTAGTTAATGGTACATTCTCTAAACAGAATGAAATATTAGCTAATACACCAGATGGGCAACTCAAACGGATGAAGAACCAACAAGCAGCATTAATGGCTACAATTGGTAAAGGTCTATTGCCAATGCAAAAGGCCTTTATTGATATGGTTAGCACAATCATGCCAATAGTTGCACCAGTTATTCAAGACATATTTAACACATTTAGTGGTGCTTTTACATGGATCGCACAAGTTATTACAGAAAATAAAGAAACAATTAAGACAAATCTAACAGAAGGTATGAATGTAGTTAAAAGCGTACTATCTACTGTTGGTGGTGTTATTAAGTGGTGTACTGAAAATTTAGGTTTTTTGTTACCAGTACTTAAAGTAATTGTTGCTGGCTTCGTTGCCTTTAATGTAATAGCTGGGGTCATTCCTATATTGGTTTCTATATTTAATGCCTTTATGACTGTAATCAAAGTTGTAAGGTTGTTAAGTATGTTAATGATGACTAATCCAATTTTACTTGCGATTACTGCAATAGCAATTAGTTTATACTTATTAATTGATAATTGGGAAACAGTCAAGGAAGTAGCGCTATCTGTATGGGATGCAATTTCAACCTATGCTGCCGAATTATGGAATAGCCTAGTAAGTGGATGCATGGAATTTGTAAATGGTGTTATAGAAGTAGTTACACCTATCTATAACCGATTTATGGAGATTATGAGTCCTATACTTGATGGTGTTATGCAAATCTTCAATGGCATCATTGATTTTCTTGTTGGTGTATTCACTGGCAATTGGGATATGGCCTTTAGTGGATTAGTCAAAATCTTTAATGGTTACTTTGGAATTATCAAATCGGTTGCACAGGATGTGCTTGGCTGGGTTCAAGATAAATTGCAATGGGCTGGCGAAAAAATCGATGCTATCAAAGAGGGTGGAGCATGGCTATATAACAATACTGTAGGCCGTGTAACTGGTGAACATAATGCAACTGGTACAGAGTACTGGAAAGGTGGAGCGACATATGTCAACGAAAATCAACGTGGCGAAATTATCAATCTACCAAATGGATCACAAGTAATTCCACACGATGAAAGCATGAAACAATTAGCAAGTAGCCGTGGTAATGTAACAGTCAATGTAACAGTACAAGGCAATGTGATTGGTAATGAAGACTTTATGGATGCGTGCGGTAGACACGTTACAGATAAAGTAATGTTAGCTATGGGCAATATGTAAGGGGGTGTGAAATGAGTTTTCAAGACAACGCTAAAAGCGTAATGAAGCAACGCTTAATGACGAAACAAGCGGACTTGCAAAAGTTGGCGGTAACTCGTGCTACTAAGTTTGCTGATAAAATTTCACATGGTCTAGTCGGTAAGATTTTAGATTATGCCGAACGAAAACCGACTACAGATATTGTATTTCACTCTGAATTAACAGATGAATACATTACACTACCTGTAGTACCTAACCCTTTACCTACGATTAATGAGCCACAATCTAACGAAACCTTTAATGGCCTTAGGGGAGATATTAAACTTATAGGGCCGTTAGGACTTCGAACACTAAGCCTAGATAATATTTTGTTACCAATTAATAAGGATTACTCTTTTATTCGTGGTAATGGTAGCGATGGACTACAATGCTTGCAATTCTTTCAAGCACAACGGCAGATGAAAGCAGTGATGCGGATATGTATTATCCAGTCTGACGGTAATGAAATTCTTAATATGCCATGTGTCATTAATGATCTATCTTACACATACGATAAAGTTGGCGATATTAAAGCCACAATAGGCATTGAAGAGTATGTATATACTAATACATCAACTACGGCTCAATCTTCGACTGGTGGCGAAAATAAGGGTGCAGATGCAAAAGATACTGACAGTAAGGCGGTTAAGAAATGAAGTTACAGTATACGAATACAACCAAAGACAAAGATGGTAAAGATGTTACTGAAACACGTGAAATTACCGCTTATACAAATAACTATCAAAGGTCAGATGGCATTGATACATTAGGTCAAGAATTTACCTTTGATTTGGCAGATAACCATTTCGATTTTAACCTCATGGGTACACGGCTTGCTATTGGTGGCAAGATTGAGTTTAGTAACCAATTAAGCAACAATAACAAGAGTGCTACAACGCAACTCAACGAGGAACAACAAGAGCAAGTAGTATTTCAAGGCATTGTGGTTGCAGAAAAACAAAGCGGTGCTAACAAATATAGTTACACTTGCTTTGATTACTGCTTCTATCTAAATAAATCAGAGATAGAAATTCAATTCAATGGTGTTAGCGGCCTTGAAGCTATCAAGAAGGTGTGTAGTGAAAATAACGTGCCTTTGGGTAATGTGGCTGACATTAAGACAAAAATCAAGAAGATATATCAAGGTGAAACAGTCTCTGATGTTATCAAGGATATTATTAAGCAAGCCACAGAGGAAACAGGATATAAGTACAGATTAGAATACAGAGAAGGAAAGATACATGTTGAGGACTACAAGAATTTAGTGCTTGATAAGGTTATCACTCAACCTATTAACAATTACTCAAGAGATTTAAGCATGGAAGATATGCGTAATAGCATCGTGGCTATATCTCAAAAAGAAAAGAGTACATCAGTTAAGTCAACCATCCAAGATGATGAAAGCATCAAAAAATACGGCTTAATTAAGAAAATAGTTAAAGTTGATGATAAGAAGCAAGCACAGACTGCTCAAATTGCTAAAAAGACCATTCAAGATACCAATAAGGTCGCTGAAAAGCTAAACCTAACATTATTAGGTGATGATACAGTAAGGAGTGGTCGCATTATTATAATTGATGATTACACAGTAGACATACACGATAAATTCATAGTAGAAAACTGCAAGCATAATTATGGAGTTAATCATACTATGACATTGGATCTAAAACGTGTAACTAAAGAATTAGATACAAGTAAATATAAAACAAGCACTACTAAAACTGTTACACCAAATGCAACAAATAGTACTGCTAATGCAACACAAGTTGATGCTGGTATGAACGCACTCAACGGATATGAAAGTGTATACCGTGATAATGGATGCGTAGATGTGGCGGTTAAGGCTGGTTCATATTACAGTCCATTCTTAAAGCAACAGGCAGATATTGGTGTAGCTGATGTACCAACATTAGTTGGTAATGCCCAAAACGCTGGATATAAAGTGGAAGCCTTTAATGGTTATGCTAAGAAAGGCGATTTACTTGTATATGGCAATAATGACCATGTTATCATCTCTGATGGTGTTGGTGGTGGTTTTGGTAACAGTAGCAGTAAAGGTCATGCTATGTTTTATTCTGATGCCAATTATGCGTGGCATAATGGCGAAGCACCATCTAAAGTAATTAGAATGTCATAGGGGGTATATATGGAAGAGTGGCACAGTCAAATGGCATCGATGTTCAAAGAACGTACTAACCCTATACGGATAGGTGCTTGTCTAGGTGAGGTTATCAGTACTTCACCATGGAAGGTAGCTATTAGAGATGGTAAGTTTATGATAGATGCATCTAATGGATATGTATGCTTTCAATTAATTCACCATATCACTACATACTCTTATCGACATAGTGGCCAAATGACACATAAAGGGTGTCCAGCTGGTCCTAAATCTGATTACGATGCACAGGGCGAGGGCAAGATAGTGCTTAATGAATTATGGAAAGCTGGCGATAAAGTACTTGTTATTCCAGATGAAAATGAGCAACATTTCTTTATCGTTGATATTGTGAAAGAGGGGGTATGATGTTTCCTACAGATTACAACTTCACTAATTCCATTCAATCTACAAAGACTGCTACAAACGCACAATACAAGGTGGGGCGGTCATTTAAATTCGACTATAAAACACATCGTTTTGTATTTGAGGATGGACGCAATGTAGAAGATACGCAGATTGAAGCAATTAAACAATGGATTGAGTTATTTATTCGTACTGAAATGAAGAAATACTTAATCTATAGTGATAGCTTCGGTTTAGATCTAACTAAACTATTAGGGTACAGATTGCCACGAGCATATAAAGTATCTGAAATAAAAAGAAGAATAACCGAGGGTATCATGAACAAAGTACCATGCGTTGTAGTTGTCAAAGATTGGCAATTCAATGCTGGTATTTTTTATTTCACAGTAGTTACTAATACAGGGGAAGAGGTGAAGATAGAACATGAATTCGAATTATAGTGTTGATAGCATCCATAATACGATGCTTGAACACATTGACGATGCGTATCAGAAAACAGAAGGCTTTCCAACGTATGACATAACAAGAGGTGAAGCGTTTGCTTTACTTGAACTGTGGAAAAAGGCGGAAGAAATTGAACGCAAACAAAACGTGGATAACCTAACAGGGGATGAACTAACAAGGGTAGTATTCCAACGTAAAGGAACACAACGAAAACTATCCACTAAAGCGGTATGTAACTTGCGTATTGTTGATGGCAACGGCACTATCCATGAAGGTGATTTGTTTGAAAGCGAAAGCGGTATTCAATATGAGTCGCTAGAAAATAAGGATGTAGAGGATAACTCTATTATTAAAATCAGATGTACTAAAGCTGGTGCAGTTGGTAATGTTCCCAAAGGAACAATAACACAAATGCCTATTACTATTGCTGGGATCAATGCGGTTATTAATGATGATGCTGCAAAAGGTGGCGAAGATGAAGAAGCAGATGATGATTTGCGAGAACGCTACTATGAAGAGTTAAGAGAGCCAGCTACTAGTGGCAATGATTATCACTATAAGCAATGGGCAAAAGAAGTAGAAGGTGTAGGCGAAGCTAATGTAATAGCACTTTGGAATGGTAACAACACTGTTAAGGTAGTTGTTATTAATTCAGATAGAAAGGCAGCTAGTACCGATTTAGTTAAGCGTGTACAAGATTACATAGATCCAGATAGTAAAGGTATAGGTGAAGGGCAAGCACCAATAGGGGCACATTGCACTGTAGTTAGTGCAACAGAAGTGCCTATCAATATTGATGTTAGAGGTGTACAACACTCCACAACTTCTACTAAATCAAGCATTACATCTGACATTACTGATGCGGTTATTGCATACTTAAAGAAAATAGCATTTAAACAGGATTATGTATCCGTAGCACAAATTAGTAACATTATTATCGATAGTACTGGGGTTATTGATTATGAAAGCGTTATTGTAAATGGTAAGGTTAGCAAAATCAATCTAACTAAGGAACAAGTTGCCGTATTGGGTACAGTTAGCGTGGCTTTAAATGACTAATACAGACTTTAAAGAATATGCACTAAAAGCTATCAATAAAATGTATCGTAATGATCCGTGGGTTAGAGAGTTATATCAAGTGGCTGGATTGCAGTTGCAAGATATAGATGAACTACTAGATGTATTACTAGATAATGGCTTCTTTGATGCGGTAGGTGAACGTGGCTTAAAGGTTTACGAAAAAGATTTAGGCATCAATGGTGATGGTACAGTTGAACAACGAAGAGTCATAGTACAGATGCTATGGAATAACAACGGCAAATGTACCCTAGATAAAATTAAGGCGATTGTTAAAACATTCGTTCTTGATGAAGTAGATGTGTTATTTGAAGATGGTGTGTTGAAGTTAGAGTTTAATAATTCCAGCTTTGTATATGCTATTCCTCAAATAAGAAGTAATTTGACAGTGGTCAAACCTTCACATATTGGATTAAGTATTAACGATGTACATAGCGTTGATACTGAACTATATGCTGGTAGTATCGTTACTACGTTTGAAACAACTACTATCAATCCGATGGTAGGCTTTAATTCAGCATTAGACGATGCATCTATAGTGGCTGGTGTATACATTACTAAAGCTAATGTAATTAATTATGTTAATTGTTAAGGGGGTATATAATGCCTAGTCAATATCCACAGAATGTGGTAACTAAAAACGGATTGGCAATGATTGCTGAAAGTGTGGCAACACGTAAGAATTTAATTTTTACACGTGTTGTAGTAGGCGATGGAGATGCCACAGGTAGAAATTTTAATGACATGACGGCCGTAATTTCACCAAAAATGGAATTGCCTGTAACTAGCGGTGTAAACGAAGGGAACGGCCAATATTTAATTACGGCAACATTATCCAATAATACGCTTAATGTAGGCTTCTTCCCTCGTGAAGTTGGGCTATATGCAAAAGTAGATGGTAAAGCAGAAATGCTATATAGTTATACAAATGGTGGAAATAATGTTGGGTATGTGCCAGATAAGACAACACCAATTGATAGCGAAATATATAAAATTAGAACAGTAATTGGTAATGCTAAAAATATTACTGTTAATATGTCTGATAGTACATTTGTTACTAAAGGCGAACTAGATAGATATGTTGCTATTAGTTCTGGTGCTTATGTTAAAGATGCAAATAAAACCAATACAGGGTTATCACTAATAAAAGGGGATAACACATCGAAGGTGATTGATTTTATTACTGCTAACTATAACGATAGTGATACAAATAAAGTGCTTAATCTAAGCACACTCAAAAGTCTATTAGGGCAAGGTGCTATCGTGGCATCTAAACTCGATGCTAATGCTGGCTTCGTAAAATTCGCCAATGGTTTCACTATCCAGTGGGGATTAACTTGGTTTGATTCCAATAAATACTATAAAGATATTTCGTTGCCGATTAGCAGCACTGTACTAATTGCCTTAGCCACCGATGACTCTGTTAGTGTTGCTACTTCTGGCGCAGAATGTTTTATTAATTGGAACAGTGGGTTTTCTCAAGCTAATAGAAACACCATCCGATTCTTAACCACCAGAGCGGACACAGGTAGTTTTGTTTGGATGGCCGTAGGGAAGGCTTAATATCCAAAGGTGTCGGTGATCAGATTATGTTCATTATCCTAGGGAATTAGATTATTCCTAGTGCGAACCAGTAATAAGAAGCAGCATATCTATCACTTGCCGAAAATACGGCCTTAGTTGCGTTGCTCTCTGACACGGAGTTAGCGAAATACCTAGGCGTGTCAGAGCCTGACCAGTACGCATCTATAGCGTTCGCCATGAATAAAGTTGTAAATTTGATAGGAAATCGTACCTCTGTCTTAGTTACGTTATCTTGACCACCCACTCCCCACTGGGGAGTTATTTTAATAATTCTATGGCTTTTCGTAGCTCACGAATAGTCTTATGTGTGTATACCCTGGTGGTAATATCGCCTTGTTTGTGGCCTAGTAAAGAACGTAATGTGTTGGGCGGTGCTACCGAGTCAAGTAAACTTGCAAATGTATGACGAGTATCGTGGATAGTATGCTTACAATTTAACTGTTTCATAATATCCTTGAAATTCTTATGGAATGTTGTGTAACTGATGGTGAATAGATATGCTTCGGTGCTGGTGTATACTTGCTCTATTAGTGGCATGATGCGGTGATGTATAGGAATGATACGGCCTTCACCGGCTTTCGTTTTAGCGTGTCTTACGATGAGGTATGACGATCGCCTATGGATGTCTTGCTTACGTAAATTAAGAAGCTCACCTATGCGGAGACCGGTGTATAGCAGTATTAAAATCATATGAGAGTAAGAAGTATCTACTTCCCATAATTTGTTAATTTGTTGGCGAGTGAATACTCTTCTCCTAATCGTTGGTATATTAGGGCCTAAGGTTAAGTGTATGACGTAATTAGTGATAGGGTAATCCTTGATGATTGCGTAATTAAATAATTGATTAAGTAACGTGCGGACTTTCTTACATGATGAGTAGGAAAGTCCTTTTACGTGCATGGAATTAATCACATTCTGAAGGTGCTGAAAATGAATATCCGTGATAGGCATATCCGCTATGTTGGATATGTGTTTAAAAGCAATATGATACGACTTAACAGCGCTATTAGAAATAGACTGAGAGTGAATAGGCAGCCACTCATTAAATAGTTGCCTTAATGTAATGGTATTGCGTTGTCTACGATTTAATATGACTGCGTAACGGCGCATAATTTCACCTCCGAAAGGATACTACTATGAATCAATATGTATTTATTTTAAACGAACAAGGGGAACGCATTACTTCCTTTGTTGATAATACGGTTAGCAAAGATGAATTACTAGATCATGCTAAGAAAGAGTGGCCGGATGCAGCAGATTATATTTACTCTGCAGATGGTGATAGCATGCTCGATGAGTTCATGAAAGGTAAATTCTATGTGGATGGTAAATTTATTGAACCACAAGCAAAAGAACCTACCAAAGCCGAAAAGATTGCTGAAATTAGAAGCTATTACAACAAACGTTTTGAAACACTAGAACAAATGGTATTAAGACGTCGATTGATTAACGGCGATATTTCAGACTTGCAAGAACAGTTTAAGAAACTAAATCAAGAAATGGTATTAAAAATCAAGGCGGTGAAATAATGGATAAGTTCGAAATTAAAAGCGATATCCCTGTAATGCACTTTTGCGAATGGTGCTACGCTACATTAAACGAAGATGGAACATGCCCTACAGAGGGGTGTATCCATAATGAATTAATAACGTTGAATGAAGAAGAGCCATAAGGCTTAGGGGGAGTGAATGAATATTCTTAATGATATTTTAACAATGCTCATTAGTGGTATATCGCACGAACACATAGTCAGTATGGGGGTAGTGATTATTTTAACCACTACATTATTATTTATGGACACAATTCAACGAATTGCTGCAGAAGTGTTGCGGTATAACAAGGATAATCACAGACCTAATAATCCTATTACGCTACTAACAACGTTAGCCTGGTACGGATGGGGAAAAGGTAGGTATATTGATGAAACCACTGGTGAACGGCGTAGATATTTAATGAGTGAACGCCTTAGAGGTGATTTGTTAAAGAAACTATGCGTTCAATATCCGGCATGGATGATATTATCCATCGTTTTTATTTCGTTGCCAGATATCCCTATTCCAAATACAGACTTATTCTTAGACCATCTTTTTTCTTACGCGTTTATGTTGATACCATTTTTGGCAGAATGTTGGTCTATCGTCGAAAATTTACGAGAAATGGTTGAAGATGATCTAATCGACATTGGAAAGATGTTTCAATATACAATTGAAATTATAAAAGCATGGAGGGGTAATGGATAAGCTAGCTATCATTAATCGCATCAAGCGGTCCTATCAGTCTATCCGAATAGCTGGTATACGGCCAACTGGTGTACTAGCAACGAGGGCTCTAGTCCTAGTCATGCTAGTGCCTATGGTGTTAGTCGTTGCCCAGTATGTATTATCAACGATTAAAGGGTATGTATCACCTGAGGCGAATCAACTTATCGATAAGGGCGTATTCATTATTGACCATATATTTGTGCCGTCAGTGCTTATGACAATTGTGGGGCTGTGTGGCATGTTCATCGATAAGAACCATAACGGCATACCTGATAAGTTAGAGGAACAGACTACATTACCTTTGAACCGACCTAGTATTCAACAATTAGCGGATGAAATTAACCATGACGAGAGGGGGAAATAAATGTTTAGACAATTAACAATGGA